CGCTCCTTCGATTTGGTCGTTTCGTATTTCTTCCTTAATGCGCGTAACGATGGTTACAAACTCTTGAAAATTCCCTTCAATGTTATACCAATATCGGTTTATGTCGTTTTGAGTTTTATTGCAGTAGGTTTTAAAGCCGTCTATTGTTAGTGGTGGTATATGGTCTTCGTATACTACTCCTTTTACTGTTGCTTTTGGGATTCGTCTTATTCTACTTTTGCAGTCTTTTTGATAGTCTTCGAATAGTTTGTAGAGTTCTTCTGGACTATTTAAATTTCGGGGTTTTCCTACTTTAGCCATTTCTTACGTGTTTAAAAAATTCGTCTTCGTTTATTTCTTCTATGCAGAATAAGTTAGGTTGGTCACTTAGGTATAATAGGTAGTGGTGTCCGTCTTTTTGTAGTTTATTACATACATATTCGCAATAATTTTGAACGTCTACTCCCGTATCTATTATAAAGAACCTTAAATCGTCGTTTCTCATCCTTGACCTCTATTTAGTTTTATGTATCTTTTGCTTGTTTTTAGCTTTGAGCTTTTAGAATGTTGCTTAGGTCTTTTCTTTCGTGTTTTCCTAAGGTGTGCCGTTACGTTAGTCTGCTTTTTCATTTCTTATTTGTTCAAGTTTACGTTGCGCCCATTCTATACCTTCGTCACCTCCCCACGCTAACCACATTAATCGCCCACATCCGTCGCCTAATTCTTTGTCGGAGTTTTGTCGGTGACGTTCAAACGCTGCCATTCTCGCGATCGTGTCTTCACTTATTCCTTCTCCGTTGGCTAATTGGTTCGCTCTCATTTTACCTACAGCAGTTCCGCATTCACCCCATCCGTTTTCCTCTGCCCATCTTAACGCTATCTTTGCATTTTCAGTAGCTTGTTTAGGATAGTCGTTATAAGTTTCTGCGTATGCGTCTAAGAATTTACTCATTGATGTCATTCTATCAGTAGTCCAAACGGAATTACACACAGCGTATCGTTTAGATGCATCCGGAAACACGTGCATAGACTCCGGGTCTGCCATACATCTTTCTATAAAGTCTTTTCGTGATTCGTCACTCTTGGGTCTTGGCATTTCTCTTTCGTCTTTTAATAGGTTTAACTTCTTCTACTGGTTCTTCTATAACCTCTTGTTCTATTCCTACGTATTTTATTGGTTTGTCTTCCTCAAATAGGTAACCTAAACCAATAGAAACGTAATAAGAATATTTTTTAGGGTCTATAGTAGCTACTACTATTTTGCGATTTCCTAAGATTCCGTCTTTTTGTACGATAGTTTTATCGATGTACTCTAATTTAATCTTTTTCATATTCCTCTAATTCTAAAGCTAACTTAAATAAACACCACAATACTATAAACAACCCTCCAAAAACACGAAATAACTCCATATAATTAAGCATTAAAGCAAAACCTCCGAAGATTGCAGAAAAAAAAGCAAGTGTTGCAAGTAAATTAGCGTGTGTCATAACTATATTGAATTTCTTTTATGCCTTGTTTTATCTCTTTGATTAAGAAATGTGCAGCAGTCATCGAGATATTGAAGTATTGACTGAGTTCTTTTTGAGTAGTTAAGCCTTTGTCGTAGTATGCCTCGAAAATAATTTGTTTGATTCTATCGTTTATTCCGTTGCGATACATTTCTATTATTGACTTCTTACGGATGTATTGTTCTTCTAACTGAATTTTCCATTCTAAGTCCGTGTTTTCGCAGTCTTGTTGCTTACCCTCTTCGATTGCCGTAACTCGATCGTCATTGTTACTTTGACTTGTACTCCAAAGAATCTGACATTTTATAGTGTTTAGAAGGTAAGATTTAATCTTTTCCGGACAAATAGTATCGTCGTTTATGCTGAGAACGTGAAGGTAAGAGTTATTTATTACTGTATCCGCGTCGATATGGCTGTTCATTCTTACGAGGAAGTAGTTTGTATATCTTCTTACCTCGTCGTAATTACTTTGTATATACTTGTCAAGAACGGCTTTCATACCAGGTGCGAAAATCCGTATACCATACGCGACGTCTTACCGATTGACAAAAACATTCTTTGTCTTTTATTCCGGTTATTCTTTCTTTAAGGTTACGTAGTTTAATAAGATTCGTCTTTGCGTATCTTTTAGTTTCGTCGAGTGCGTGAATCTCGTTGATTAATGCCTTGTCAGCGTCTGTAAACATTCCGATATGATATAAGCTGTTAATGAAACTATACAAGCGTAAAATAGATTTTGTGTAGCTATTAGCGTAGTCCAAAACGATACACACTTCCAGCATCCGAAAGCACTATGTAAATACATCGTCAAAGATGTAATAGGTAAACGTTCAAAAGTTTTATCAATAAGAACTTGTATCGGTTCGAATGCCGTAAACCACCAACTTAATGCTAATAAACTAATCAATTCCACGACGTAAATATAAACATAATTTTTAAATACAAAAAAAACCCACTATAAAAGTGGGCTTCTTCCTTCGCTGTAGTATTGTCGGCATACGTACTTATCTATTTTTTGTAAGGTGGATAAGCTTACGTCTTTTCCTTCTAAGAATTTGTCTAAGTTGTATTGGTGGAACTTTTCACCTTTTAACTTTATTTCTTGTACTATTTGGTTTCGTGTTTTTCTACGTAGTAACTCCTGAAGTAACCTTCGTAGAGTGTAATCGTCAATGTACATAACTAAAAGGGAAGGTCTTTGTTTATTAATTGTTCGGGTTTAAGCCATTTACCTTGCGTAGGTTCTTCCGCCTTTTTGTAAGGCTCTGAAATCTTTACCGAAAAGTAAGTTGTTCCTTTTGCGCTTTGCTTAACCCATAACGCTATCTCTTTGTCTTGACCATCTACGTTAATAGTTCCTTTGTAGTCTGGGTGCGTGTCCGCCTTTTTCTCGTTTTTGAAGATTGCTCCTGTGTTTTGTTTTGTTTCCATTTTTTTAATCTATTAAATATTCATTTGTACTAACTGCCATATCACCCTCTAATAATTCTGCCGAATTAGACTCTATTATTATTTTAGTATGTGGGTGTAAATTTTCTGACATCCATTTCATAACAGGTCTTACTAATTCTTCAAACTCTGCTCTTTTTTTTTCTTGTGTTTCCATTTTTATTTATTTATTTGTTTTACTTTTTCTAAATATAGAACTGCATCCATAAGTTCTTCCTGTAGGTGTTTTAGCCATTCTAAATGACTTAATTCGTTTTCTTGTAGTGTAGTTCCATATTTCTTTATTCCACGCTCTGAACGCGCTCTAAATTCGTTTATTACTGATTCCACTATTTCATCTTTTTTCATCTTATTCTGATTTAAAGGTTAAAATTTTAATGTCCAAGTTTTCTTAAACCACCCAAAGGTTATTGATTTTGTACCATCATTATTTTTTGAGTAAAATAAAAGAGGTAATATCAAAAAGTCGTTTTCCATCTTATTCTGATTTAAAGGTTTTGTTGTAGTAATTTTCTGAACAATCGATGTTAGATTTTTCAGGATTAAAGTAATCTTCTGCAAATAAATCACCTTGTGTAAATGCACTTTTTATTTGCTCTTTCTCCATTTCTTTGGCTTGGTGTAATTGAGCTATCAAATCATCTATACACCAATGAGAAGCACCATTGTTTTTTTGCTTAATAAAGTATTGAATCATTTTTTCTACTGCTGTTTGTTTCATATCGTATTAAATAAGTTGTTATAGTAATCTCGTGCTAACTCTATCTTTTCTTGTATTTGCCATATTACTGTTTCGTCACGCTCTACTTTAAATACTTTGATTCGTCTTTCGTTAGGTATGTGGTCGAAGTTATGCTTCTTTTGTACAAAATCACGGATGTCTAAGTCTTCGTCTATCTTGTGTTGCTTCCAATGTTCTCTTCTAACTTCGTCTTCTACGATGTCGAAAGGTGTATTCATTAAGCAGTAACATAATAACGATTCAGTTTTACCCGTTAACCACATATAACCTTGTAATTGATAGTAGTAGTCTTTGTTAGGTATTTCAGTTTCAAAGAACGGAAACGTTGTAGCATCCCAAGAAGATTTTACGTCTAAAAGTATTTCATTCGTGTTTACGTCGGGAACACCGCTTATAAAGTCATTTTCAAAGCGTTCTTCATTCTTGTAAATAAAACCTAAGTTTAAAACATCATTGACAAAACTAATAGCTTCGTCTTCTACTTGGTTTCCTTTGTCCGTGTATCTACTCCAAAACTCTTTTTTGATCCCGTATTTGTGTTCTAATACTAATTCCTGAATATAAGTTTTAGCTGTTTGCGATAGGCTCTCCCCTTTTGCGCGGGGAGTAGCCATAAGTTTACCTATTTGTGATGCTCTAATTTTCATAACTCAGTGATTTGTTTAAGTTGTGATGCATCTAAGTCGAAAGTTTCAATTAACTTTTCTATTTCGTATTCTCCGTTCTTAATAGCTTCGATAGCTTTATTAAAACGTGTAGCATCTATTTTAGCCTTTTTCTTTGGTGTTGGTTCGTCTTTTACTTGTTCACCACTTGCGTCGGTGTCTTTGTCCGTAACTAAACCTAAAGCTGAAGACAAAGCGTATCTACGATAGTACGTTACACCACTACCAAAAGACTGATAGTCGTTCATTCCTTTTAACGCTACGTTAGGAATTTCTACCATAGAGTCCAGACACTCTCCACTTTCTACGTGGAAAACTGTCGTACATAGGTAAGTAACTCCTTCTTTAGTGTTTAGGGTTTGTGTGAATCCTAATCCGTGTTTTTGTAGTAACGGATTAATCACTTCAAAGATTTTCGGTAAGTCAGCGTATGAATAGCCATAACCTTGTGTTGCCTTGTGAATTACTGGGACTTCTTGTTGGAACGTAGCCAACGATTTAAACAAATTTTTCATAGGTGTTAAATTAAAATTATAAGCAAATATAAGTATTATTTTTATATTACAATCTATTTATTTGATTTTTTTTGCTTCAAGTATTGAAATTAATGCGTAGGTCTTTTCTACTCTATCGTTTTGTTCGAACTCGGTAGTCTTTGGCATTCTATTATCGGTTATCCAACTGGTTGTTATTTTAGATAAGTCAAAGACAAATATTCCATTAGGTGTTGAATTAATGTATAATGGTCTATAATTCGTGTTTATATAAGAATTTATCATAGCGAAATACTTATCCTTCTCTAAAATTAGTTCGTTATAATGTTTGTTTCTGCATTTAAGTTCTATTCGGTATTTATACCTTTCGCTTGTGCAGTCCCATCTACTAAACTTATCTTCTGAAAGTGTCAGGTCTTCAATGTAATTTTGTTTTAAGAAATCGAATAACTCACTTTCCTTCATATTCTTTTATCTTTTTTTTATAGGTTTCGATTATTTCTTTTAGTTCTTCCTTTGTGAACTTTCGTGTTACTTTAGATTTACCTTCTAATACATTAAATTCCTCTGCCCCTATCTTTTTTAAGAGGTTTTCACGATAATTAATTAAATTACCTGACAGAAAGGTATTGCAATGTTCGCATTGAAGGTGTACGTTGTTTTCGTCAAACCTTACATTATAGTGATTGTTTGCATTATAGAAATGCCCAGCATTCTCTTTTTTTGGTGGCTTTTGACAGCTTATGCAGACGTTTCCTTTATCTCGTAGTCTTATGTATTTGTTAAAGGTTATTTGTGCTAATTTAATGTAGTCTTGTAGGGTCATAAGTTCAGCTTTCATTTTAGCTTTCGTCTTTTTCCAATCCTTAACCTTTGCTTCTTGTATCCACGCATCAACACACATTTTATTGAAACAGTACTTTTGATTAAAGCGCACAGGTTCAAACTTCTCTTTGCAGTTTTTACATCTCATCGAATATCGTTTTTTGTATTCCTACTTTTTCTATATTACTCCATTGTTTTGCCATTGCTTCTGCAATACCTGGAAACGTTTTACTCCTTAGTGTTCGTCTTTCTGCAGGTGTTTTAGCTTGTAATAAAGCATTATAATACCACAAGCCTTGCTTTTTCTTTTTGCCCGTTTTCTTATCTATCCATTCAAATACTTCACCTTTACCAACTATTTTAGTAGGTTGTAATAATGGAAGGTTTTTAAGCCATAAACACGTAGATTTTGTAGCTTCGTCGCCAAATTGCCACGGGTGAATAATTTGGTCGGGTTCTCTTATATAAGTTGAAATTACCGAAATAGGGTTTTCAATCGCTATTCGTGGAATTTTAGCATCCATTAATTCGTGTACAAATTCAAGCCCTTCCATTTGATTACGGTAACGTTCTTCATTCCTGGACCCGTCTTTATTGTATAACCAACCTGCACCACTTACGGCTAAATATGTACACGGTGGATGCGCTACCATAATATCCCAACCTTCATTTATAATATCAAAAACACTTGTTTGAAAATGCCATTCCG